AGCGTACCGCGTTCCCTCACACCGCAAAGGAAAGACCAATGACCGAAGCTCTGGAAGTAACCGACCGTCGATCGGCTGCCGTAGCGGTAAAGCCGCGCGTGACGCTGGACGACATCAAAGCAGCAATCGCCGAACGCTACGACATTAACGGGTACAAGGCCTGCGCCTTTTCCAGCGATGTCGAGTGCGTGCCCAGCGATGGGCTGAAGGTGTTGTCGATCTGCATCTTGGTGATGCGCAACGGCTTCACGGTGATCGGCAAGGCGGCGCCGGCCTCGCCGGAAAACTTTAATGCCGAGCTGGGCCGCGACTACGCCTACGAGGATGCCGTCAAGCAGGCCTGGCCGCTGATGGGCTACGCGCTCAAGGATCGGCTGTGGCGGGACAGCGACGACGCGATGCGGTTCTACGAGGCCCAGCGGTAGGCTGGACATCCGGCTCCGGCTGGCGTTAGGATCGCGCTGCCCGGCTTGGGCGTTTCCTCCCTTTGCAACTTGCGGCCATCTCGAAAGGGGTGGCCGCTTTCTTTTGGCTGGCGGCCGGAATTGACAGATTGTTGCGCGTAGGCATATGTTGCGCCCTGCAACCCTGCTAGGCGCTAATTCTGCCTAGCCGGCACCGTCGAAAGACGGGCACCCCGGCGAACGCTGCAATTGGATACCCCGATGCGGAGAGGCTCACACCCTTTTCATGACGGAGATATCCAATGGCCGACACGGCTTTTCAAATCCAGTACAAGCAGGAATTCATCAAGGGCTTCGAACAGCACGAGTCCTTCACGCGCCAGACCGTCACGACGGACGCCGAGATCAAGGGGCAGCAGGCCGTCTTCCTGGTGGCCGACTCCGGTGCCGCCACCGCGGTGACCCGCGGCGTCAACGGCCTCATCCCGGCCCGCGCCGACAACCTCAACCAGTACACGGCGACGCTGAACGAGTGGCACGATCTCGTCCGCCGCACGTCGTACAACCTCTATGCCTCGCAGGGCGACGGTCGTCGAATCATGCAGGGCACGACCCGCGCGGTGCTCAACCGCCGCATCGACCAGGACATCATCGCGGCCCTCGGCACGGCGACGCAGTTCACCGGCAATGCCGCCACCGCGTCGGTCGGCATGGTCAACTGGGCGCTCGCCATCCTGGGCAACAACTCGGTGCCGCTCGACGGCGACATCTCGGCCCTGATCACGCCCGGCTTCTACGGCTACATCCAGCAGGCCAAGGAATTCAGCTCGGTCGACTGGATCAACAACAAGCCCTTCAGCGGGCGCCTGACCATGTTCCGGTGGAACAACGTCAACTGGATCGTGCATCCCAACCTGCCGAACAAGGGCACGAACAACGAGCAGTGCTACATGTATCACAAGTCGGCCATCGGCCACGCTTGCGACATGGAAGGCCTGCAGGTGCGCGCCGACTACAACGACGAGCAGGACTACAGCTGGGCCCGCGCCACGGCGTTCATGGGGTCCAAGGTGCTGCAGAACTCCGGCATCGTCGTGCTGCGCCACGACGGATCCGCGTTCGCGGCGACGGCGTAAGCCGGCCAGGTCGTCATCGTTTCAACAGGGCGGGGCTCAACCCCTCCCACTTTCTCTGAGAGGCTCATATGGCTTATTCGACGCTCCTCCCCCCGGTCCTGACCGGGTTCACCGGCCTGACGCGGTCGACCAACAACCAGAACTGGCTCTACAAGGAAGCGGCCACGTTCGACACGATCCGCGCGGCTGGCTACATCTCGAACGCTCTCGATCTCGGCATGAAGGTCGGCGACATCGTCGAGCACTGGGACTCGACCAGCGCCTCGGCTCCGGTCGTTACCCTCGGCCGCGTGACGGCGGTTTCGTCCACGGGCGCCACCATCGCTGCAACGGGCACGCCGATCGTGTAGTCTTGCGACGCCGCTGGCAGCCGCCGGCGGGGTACAGAGGCGCCGCCGCTGTGTACTTGGCGGCGGCGTTTCACTATTCGCAGGAGAGCTCATGTCGACGTTCGTTCCGACCAAGGTCAATGTCATCCCGCACCTGTTGCCCAACCAGATGAAGCAGGCGGACGGGGCACGGAACACCTGGCGCGTTCAACTCGAAAGCGAGATGACCGCCGAACACTTCCTGAAGGCTGAAGCCTACGCCCATGTCGCCAAGATGCTGGGCCGCGGCGATCGTATCGAGGTGCTGGCCGCCGACAGCTCCTGGTATGCCGAATTCATCGTCCGCTCGGTCGAGGGTCTCAACGTCCAGATCGGCCCGCTGATGCTGCAGACTTGGGGCAGCAAAGAGCTCCTCGAGTACGAGGACTATGCCATCGACTTCAACGAGCGGGTCGGCGCGCGCGTGATCCGCAAGTCGGACAATCGGGTGATGGTCGAGGGCCTGCAGAGCCTGCAGTCGGCCGACAACTGGCTGCGCGCTCGCTGCGGGATGGATCCGGAAAGCGTCGCCGCCTAGCACGCAGGAGAAGCGCCGTGACGAATCGCCTGTCTCTCTACAACGACGTCCTGCTCGAGTGCAAAGAGCGCAAGATCGCGTCGTTGACGGTGAACGAGCCGACGCGGCGCTATCTCGACGAACTTTGGGACAACGGGTGGGTGGACGACTGCCTTGGCGAGGGGCAGTGGCTCTTCGCCAAGCGGTCGGTGCAGCTCAATCCCGAGACGAACGTCACGCCGCTTTTCGGTCGGCAGTATGCCTACGCCAAGCCGATCGATCACATTCGGACGATGGAATTCTGCTCGGACGAATACTTCAAGGCGCCACTGCTGCAGGTGGATGTAGCTGGCAGCTACTGGTTTGCTGACATCGGGCCGCTCTACTGCAGCTATGTCAGCAACGATGCCTCTTTTGGCAACGATCTATCGAAGTGGCCGGCGGACTTCACGGCTTTCGCCCGCTTCTACGGTGCCTGGCGCATCCATCCGAAGCTGACCGGATCCAAGGTCGACCGCGCGGAGCTCAAGAAGAATCTGAAAGACGCGAAGCTGCAGGCGCAGTCGAGCGACTCGATGGAGCAGCCGACGCGGTTCCTGCCTGCGGGGACCTTTACAAGCGCGCGCACGGCGGGCCGCAATGGTGGGGCCTGGGATCGCGGGAGCCGCCGCTCGCTGTACGGCTACTAGCCGATGGACTTCATCGACCAGCACTACGCTTTCAACCGGGGCCTGGTCTCCAAGTACGCCCTTGGTCGCGTCGACCTGAAGCGCCTTGCCCTTTCTGCCTCGACGTTTCTCAACTGGATACCGCGCACGCTGGGCTCGATGATGCTGCGGCCGGGCTGGCAGTATCTTGGCTCGACCCGCGACGACCTTGCTTCCCTGCATCTCGACTTCGTTTTCGGCACGTCGGACACGGCACTGATCGAGCTGACCAATAGCAGCATGCGGGTTCGCGTGAACGACGTGATCGTGGCGCGGCCTGCCGTGACCAGCAAGTTCAACCGCTGGGACAGCGGCACGTCTACGTTCATCGCCAGCACCGACACGGCGGCGACGTTCGTCGATGCGACCGACGTCAGCTACTGGAAGGACAACGACGAGTCCGGCGCGGTCTCGGCTTTCGCCACCGGTGGCTACCTGTCGCTGACCGGCACGGGCTCGAATTATGCGATCCGTGACCGATCGATTGCCGTCTCTGGTGCCAACATCGGGAAAGAGCACGCCCTGACCATTGTGGTGGCGCGTGGCTCGGTGGTGCTCCGCTTGGGCAGCACCGAGGGGGGCGACCAATATCTCGAGGACAGGACGCTGCGCACGGGGACGCACTCGATCGCGATCACACCGACCGGGTCGTTCTTTGTACGGCTGTCCAATTATGTGCATAGCGCGTCGCTGGTCGACAGCGTGACGCTGATCCAGGCTGCGGGCGACATGGTGATCCCGACGCCCTGGCTTGCGGCTGATCTCGATCACGTTCGGTGGGACAATTCCGGCGACGTGATCTTCGTCGCATGCAAGGGGCGCGCGCAGAAGCGCATCGAGCGGCAGGACCGCACATCTACGCCGCCTTCGCGCTCGTGGTCGGTGGTCGATTACGCGCCGGAGGACGGGCCGTTCGGGGACATCAACGTCGGGCCGGTGCAGCTGAAGTCGTCGGGGATCGACGGTGACGTCGACATAACGGCGAGCAAGGAATTCTGGAAAGCCGGCCACGTCGGCGCGTTGTTCCGGCTGACATCGGCCGGGCAGACGGTCGAGGAGCACATTACCGGCGAGAACGTGTTCACGAATCCGATCAAGGTGACGGGTGTCGGCAATACCCGGCCGTTCACGATCGAGCTGGAGGGCCCGACATTCACGGGCACGACGACGGTCACGCTGCAGAGGTCGGTGGCGACGCCAGGGTCATGGACAGACCAGACGTCGTACACGGCGGTACAGACCGTGACGTTCAACGATCTGCTCGACAATCAGGTGATCTATTATCGCATCGGGGTGAAGACCGGCGACTACACGGTGGGCGATGACATCCTGGCGCGGCTGGTATTCACGGCCGGGTCGATCGACGGCATCGTGCGGATCAGCGAGATCACGAGCACGACAGTTGCGAAGGCTGCGGTGTTGAGGGACCTGGGCGCGATCGATCAATACACACAGGACTGGTATCAGGGCGACTGGTCGCCGCGCCGCGGCTATCCGTCGTCGGTGGCGTTGTTTGATGGCCGCCTGTTCTGGGCTGGCAAGAACAACATCTGGGGCTCGTCGTCGGACCTGCTGGACAGCTTCGATGACGGTGTCGAAGGCGACGGCGCCACGATCAAGCGCTCGATCGGGTCGGGCCCGGTCGACAATGTGAACTGGCTGCTGGCGCTGAACAATCTGGTGCTGGGTGACGAAGGCGCCGCGCGGGTGGCAAAGGCCTCGTCTATCGACCAGCCGCTGACGCCGACCGCTTTCAGCCTCAAGGCGATCGCCGAGCTTGGAACGGCTCCGGTGCGCGCGATCAAGGTCGACACGAACGGGGTATACATCGGGCGCAACGGTAGCCGCGTCTTCCAGCTGTCGGCCGATGCCAATACCTACAGCATCGTGCCCTACACGCCGACCGACCTGACTGCGATCGTGCCTGAGATCGGCGTGCCAGCCTTTCGGCGCTGCGCGATCCAGCGGTTCAAGGATACCCGCCTCCACTTCGTGCGTGGTGACGGGCGAGTGGCGATTTTGGTGTTCGACAAGGCCGAGAAGGTCGAGTGCTGGCTGCTGGTCGAGACCGATGGCTTTGTCGAGGACGTCGTCGTGCTGCCGGGCGCACCGGGCGCCCCGGTCGAAGATCAGGTCTATTACACGGTGCGCCGGACCATCAACGGCGTGACCAAGCGGTTCGTCGAGAAGTGGGCGCTGGAAAGCCAGGCTGTCTGCGCGGCCGACAATCGCATCGCCGACTCGTTCCTGACGGGGACCGGCGTCGGGGCGCTGGTGATCTCGGTGCCGCACCTCGAGGGCAAGACGGTCTGCCTCTGGGGCAACGGCAAGGATCTGGGCACCTATGTTGTCGCTGGTGGGCAGATCACGGCCAGCGAGGCGGTGACTGGGCCTTGGACGGTGGGCCTCGTCTATCAGGCCGACTGGCTGTCGACCAAGCTGACATCCGGCTCGCGCGGCGGCGTGCCGCTGACGCAGTACAAGACGATCGACCGCATGGGCCTGATCGCGGCCGACATGCACCCGCTGGCGCTCGAATACGGCATGGACTTCGATCACCTGGATCGCCTGCCGAGCACTGAGAACGGCGTCCCGGTTGATCCCGACTCGATCTGGGCCGACTACGACGCGACGTCGTTTCCGCTCGACGGCACCTGGGAAACAGACGCCCGTCTGGCACTGCGCGCCACGGCGCCGCGAGGCGTCACGGTCTGCGCCGTCGTGATCTCCGGTGAGGGACATGACAGGTCGTGAGGTCGAATTCGTCCCCGCGACCAGAGAGATGGTGCTGGCTTTCTATGGCGTTCCGCCGGTCTACACGTTGCGCGGTCACGCGGCGATCCTCGACGGTCAGGTCGTCGGCATAGGCGGGATCTCGTATCAGGCCGGGTGCCTGGTGCTGTTTACCGACGCGGGGCCTGAACTTCGCGCACGCCGACGTGATATGGTGCGGGCGTTCCGGTTCCTCGAGGAGATGATCAAGCCGATCGAGGGGCCGCTGCAGGCGATCGTGCAGCCGGGCGAGCCGGCATCGGAGCGTCTGCTGGGCCGACTGGGGTTCCAGGCGGCGGACGTGGCAGGCGTGATGAGGCGGGGAATACCATGACGGTGCGGGCAAGCAGCTTTCTTGAGCTCGAGGCTGCGGTCGAATGGCCGGCGCTGCTGGCTGAGTATGCGGCCGAGTCCGGCGTCGAGGGCATGCCTGCCCCGACCTGCGACCGAGCGATGTACCTGGCGCTGACGGAAACCGGCCGCTTGCACGTATTCGGGGCCTGGGTGGGCGAGGCGCTGGTCGGCTTCATGTTCGTCCTGCACGCGCCCTTGCCGCACTACAGCGTGATGATGGCGCTGTCCGAGAGCTTCTTCGTCGCCAAGGCGCACCGCTCGAGCGGCGCCGGCCTGAAGCTGCTGCGCGCTGCCGAGGCCAAGACGCTCGAGCTGGGCGCGCCCGGTCTGGTGGTGAGCGCGCCGGTTGCCGGCCGGCTCTTCGAAGTGCTGCCGCGGTGCGGCTACGGCGAGATGAACCGGACCTTCTTCAAGGCGGCGGCCGACATGGGCCAGCGGCTGGCGGTGCCGACCATGAGCCGGGTGGCGATCGAGCAGGTGCGTGAGCTGGAGCGCCAGATCCTCGAGCAGCCACAGGTTCCCTTCACGACGGATCACGTCCTGCACGGCGGCATCTACACGCGCACGATGTTCATGCCGGCCGGCGTGCTGATCACGGGCGCGCTGGTCAAGGTGCCGACGACCTGGACAATGTGGGGCGACGTGCTGATCGGCTTTGGCGACAATTGGCAGCGGTTCACGGGCTATGCCGTGCTGCCGTGCCAGGCGCACCGGAAGCAGGCCGGTATGGGGCTGATCGACAGCTGGGTCTCGATGTCGTTTGTTACCGATGCGGACACGATCGAAGAGGCCGAGGCGGCTTTCACGGACGATTTCGCGGTTCTGGGCTCGAGGCTGCCGGACGCGATCAATACGTCCCTTGTGACGGGAGGCTGAAATGTCTGGAGGTATGAGCGCCGCGTCGATGATCAGCCTGGCGGGAACGGTTGCCAGCACGGGCATGGGCATCATCGGCTCGGCGACGCAGGCCAATGGCATGCGGCAGGCCGGGCAGATCGCGGTCAACAACGCGATCATGCGCAACGAGCAAGCCAAGGCGGTCGCTCTGCGGGCCGAGGCTGACGCCAAAGCGTATCAGGCTGCCGGACAGCGGAAGGCGATCGAGGCGGTGCGCAAGGGCAGCATCATGGCTTCGCGCGCGCAGGCGGTGATGGCCGCATCAGGCGCGGGCGTCGATCCCAAGCTGATCGCCCGGCTGATGGGTGAAGGCGAGTACGGCAAGGATCTCGCGCTGTATGGCGGCGATGAGAAGGCCCGCGTGATGCGCGACAAGGCCAGGATGTCGCTGTGGTCTGGCGCGACGGGCATCGACACTGCGCTGGCAGAGAAGGCCAGCATGGATGCCCGCGCCGACAGCACGATGACCACGGGCATCATCGGCGCCGGGTTGAGCCTGGCGGGCAAGTATGGCGGCGACATCGTCGGAGCCTTCAGCGGCGGTGGCGATGCGTCGGGGCCGGATGGCGGTATCTTCGACTCAGAATACGAGGTCGCCTGATCATGGGTGAGTTTCCGCAAGGCTATCAGTACGGCCGGGAAATTCCGGTCGTTATCGAGAACGCAGCTGTTGCCGGCGCGGCGCCGCAGAGCGCGGTGGTTGCCGAGACGGCGCAGGTCATTGGCCAGCAGCAGAAGCAGATCGGCCAGGGCATCGACGAGCTCACGCTGCAGTACGAGCAGACGATCGCGCAGGACGCTCTCAACCGGCTGCGCGCCTACAAGGACGACCTGACCTACGGCGAGAAAAACGGGTTCATGAACCTGAAGGGCGAGCAGGTCATGCAGAAGACGGGCGACGGCATGTCGCCCTTGCAGGCCTATACCGAGCGCATGGCGGCAGCGTCTGACGATGCGTCGAAGGGGCTGATCGGCCGCGCGCGCCAGATGTACGAGAAGAAGGCGCCGGAGGAGATTCAGGCCTACCAGCGGATGATGCTGGGGCACACGATCCAGCAGGCGGACGTGTTCAACAAGAACGTTTTTGCCGGCACGATGAAGCAGGCCGAGACCGAGTCGGTGCGCTTTGCCAACGATCCCGAGGCGCTGGGCGCGCTGGCCGATCGCGTGGGCATCGCAGCCAAGAATTTTGCGCGCACGCAGGGCCTGCCTGCCGAGCCTCTGATCGCCGAGATGCAGTCGAACATCTACAAGAACGCGATCACGTCGCGGATCATTGCGGGTGATAGCTCGGCTCTGGTGCTGTTCGAGCAGTACAAGGACAAGCTGGATGGCAGGGACCGGCTGGGCCTCGAGCAGTCGATCAAGACGATGGCGCTGGGTGTCGACGCGACGGCTTGGGTCGCATCCAATGGGGCGGGTGGCGGCCCGACGACGGAAGGCGCGAAGGCCGGGACCAAGGCCAGCATGGCGTTTTGGCAGTCTCCCGACGCAAAGGGCGACAAGTTCACCGCTCCGGTAGCCGCCGGCATCACGGCGGGGTTCCTGCGCGAAAGCCAGTTTTTCTCTGGCGCTCGCAACAAGGGCGACGGCCGGGACGGATCAGACAGCATCAACATTGGCCAGTGGAACAGCGCGCGAGCGGCGGCATTCAAGGCCTATGCTGCGAAGAATGGCCTCGACCCGAACGATGTGCAGACCGGGCTGAGGTACGCGAAGGCCGAGATCGACGGCGAGATCCCCTATTCGGTGTCCGGCCTGTCGCCTGGCTTCAAGGACAAGCTGATGGCGGCGAAGACCGAGAAGGAAGCCGCCGACATTATGACGCGCGGCTATTTCCGGCCGAAATACCAGGACGGCGAATCCAATATCCGCCAGCAGTCGGCGGCGGCCATCCTGCGGGACTACGGTGGCGCGGCGCCGCCGGGCGTCGAACAGGGCGGTGGCGAGCAGGTGCCGATGGGCGACCCGCTGGCCGCGGCGGTGAACAAGCAGGCGGCACTGCCCGAGGTTCCGCAGGCGGGCACGCGCGCGGCTTCGTCGGACGGCATCCTCGACACGCGCCGGATGATGATCGACGCCGAGCGCCAGCGCATCGACCTGCTGCAGAAGGCGGCGGCGCAGTTCAGCAACAACCTGCCGATGCTTCAGAACGTGACGGCAAAGATCAACGTCCAGTTCGAGCTCCGCAAGTCGCAGGTGCAGCTCTACAAGGACGAGATCTATGCTGGCGTGCAGGACTGGATGACGAAGGGCGGCCCGAACGGCGGGCCTGCAATCACGCCACCGCCGGCCAACATCTTTTCGCAGCTGACGTGGGAGCAGCAGCAGTCGATCGAGCGACAGGTCGCGCGCAACGTGGCGGGCAAGAAGACGGTCACGAATCAGAACGTCTGGTACACGATCCACAATGCGCTGACGTCGGAAAACAACAATGAGCGTCAGTCGTTCGCAAGCGTGCCGCTGATGCAATACAAGGAATTCCTCTCGGACGAGGACTTTCAGGAGCTTGCGAAGCTGCAGGCGGCTGTGCGCAAGGGCGATGGCAAAGCGGAGACGCATGCGCAGACGCTGAACCAGCAGATCAACTCGACGCTGCTTGGCATGGGCATCGATCCGACGCCAAAGCCGGGAGCGGGTCAGAAGGAATTCAGTTCCGACACCCAGAAGGCATCGCGCTTTCATCGGGTGTTTCAGGACGTGCTGACGGAATACGAAAGCGCGAAGGGCAAGAAGGCGACGCCGCAGGAGACGCAGATGCTGCTCGACGGCGTGGTCAAGATGGTGGCGACGGGCGGAAAGACCTGGTGGGGCAAGCCGGTCGAAAAGCCTCTGATCGACCTCGTGAAGGAGGACATCCCGGCCGATGTGCGCGAGGCCTATATCGCCGAGATGCGGAGCAAGGGCATTGCGCCGACCGAGGAGCGCGTGTTGCACCTTTACCAGGTCCGCATGGCGCAGCGGCCGACGCAGACCGAGATCCCGCGCGTCATGCCGGCATTCAATCCTGGCGGCACGCTGATGGATGCCGAGACGCGGATGTATGGCGGCAGTCGCGGCGGGGCTCCGCGCGCAAGTGGGCCTGGCATGTTTCCGGCCAATACTTTGCCGCCGCGGGCGCTTCCTCGCGTGATCGATGACCCGTGGGCACCATTGCCCCCGCCACCTGCGCGCTCGGGCCCAATCTCGCGTCCGCTTCCGGGCAATGAAATTGCACCGAATGACGTGACGCCAAACCGTCTGCGTTGGATGTTGGGGCTGTAAATGGCTGATGAATTCCTGACGGCTCCCGTTCCCGACGTCGCCATCGACACCGATGTGCAACTGCCCGAGCCGATCGCTGTGCCTGCAGATCCGATGGCGGACGCCGCAGCGGCGATCGAACAGTTCGCGCGGGAGGATGAGCAGCAGGCCAAGACGAACGTCGTCGCGTTCACCGGCACGAATCCCGACACCACGGCGCGCGCGCTGCCGATTGCGCAGCGTCTCAGTGTCCCGGTCGACACGGTCGAGCGGAACCTGCCGGACTATGAAGCGATCGAGAAGTCGAACCAGACCGCGAGCATCCTGACCGCTTCGCCCATGCTGCGGCGCTGGATGACCGAGCCGGTGAACGCCAGGCTGGCGATCGAGGACGTGCCGAAGCTGGCCGAGGTCGGGAACCTCTGGACGACGGTGACGGACCTGCTGCGCGCGGCGCCGGGTGACGCCGTGAAGGGCATCGGCTCTGCGATGGCCGGCGTCGGTGGAGCTTGGCGAGCGGTGGGCGAGCTGCCGTTCAATGCTATCGAGGCGCTAGGCGGCCCGAAGATCCGCACATTCGAGATGCCGTGGTATCTGGCGCCCTCCGAAATCCTGCAACGGCCTGGCGAGACGATCAAAGGCTACGGCTCGGCGATCGGCGTGCCGGAAGAGCGGCAGACGCTGGGGACGCAGATCGTGGGCGGCGTGGGCCAGATCGCCGGCCAGATCGCGATGCTGCTGGCGACAGGCCCTGCGGCCGGCGTCACGTTGCTGTTCGGTCAGGGCGTCGACCAGATGGCCGATGACGTGAAGAAATCCGGCCGGCAGGGGACGCTGGAAGGGAACGCCGCGCTGCTGGCGGGCGGCGCCGTCACGGCGCTGACTGAAAAGCTGGGCCTCGACATCCTGCTGAACCGCGTGCCGCCGGCGATCAAGAACAAGTTCATGCGGGTG